ACACAGTGACCCGCCAAATAGAGAAAACATTTTAAACAAACTAACAGAAGGAACCACACCCCGTGTACAGTGATTAGTGAGAAGTAAGAAGTGAGATGGCTAACAACATCATGTTTAGGCTATTTTGCATTGCTTGTGTGATGACAACTTGCTACAGCCAGGTCTGTACACCTATCAAGTATGATCCAAGATCTAAGCCCAAACAACTAGCGGAGTGCTACAAGGAGAAAGTGCATTGGGAATCGACTGCGTTCGGACACAATGAGTGCTACCCTGATGGTGGAATAATTCAGGATTATAGTTGTGTCTCAGATGGAGTCACAGACATCCAATCTTGTTCCCTGGAGGTGAAGTGCCCTCAGAATAAGTTCTTGAACTCCACTGGGCATTGTGTGAAGAGTTTTGTAGAATGCTACTACAATGCAGGAGATTTGGTGCCAAAGAACATACTGTTGCCAGCTGGAAATTGTGGACCAGAAGACTGGAAATCTGTTCTACCTGGGTTTTGTTCAATTGGAGTCACTAAGGATGGCTGTGAAGAAGTTGGTAGATCAGCTCTCATCAGTTATGTCACCAGAGATGATGGGTCTAGGGTCTTTGTTAACAAGCTATCTGTGGAATTGTCTCAAATTGGAACTAGGGAAGAAGCTTTCTTCATGGATAGGAGGCTGGATATTTCGAGTGGTGTGTATGGTGATGAAGTTTATTGCAAGAAAGTTGATGGCTCTGCTAAGAGCTGCTATAAGAATAGCTCCTCGGATCAGAGACAATATAGAATCTTCAGGCGTGATTCAGAGGTACCATACTTACACCTAAACACCTGCAAGACACCTATAAGAGGTTATGGTGCAATCAGTGCCATTGTGTTTGATAAGAAGAGGCCAACTATCAACACTGTCTGTGGCAGCTGTAAAGTAGTCTGTTTGAATGATAAGGTGACGCTGAGCATGCCTACAGTGGGAGACAAGATAATAAGAATCTGTGGAAGATCTGGTTGCAACATGAGAGAAACAACCTCTAGTGTCACTGAGTTGGAGAGAAATTTCCTGTCCAAGACATCAGACGAGATCATTAGAACAACAATATCGGACATCTCAAAGAGCTATATCTTTAGCTTTGAGACAAAATGTCCAGTGCTAGACACTTGCTCGGCGATTGATTGCCATTTTTGCTACATCCGATTGGTGAACGTCACCTGTTATGCTTGGTACCATTATCTGATAGCTTTGATTGTCCTTCACATTTCACTTGTGTTATTAAGCATGATTATGAGCCTGTTGATTCCTGCTCTCAACGTGACATGGGGCTTATGTAAGGTATTTGGCAAACTCATTTTCAAAGTGTCTAGGCTGATGATGGGAAAAGGCCGTAGTAGTGTGAGCAAAGTGAGGAAATATGCTGAGGCTGACGACTATGTAAGCGTGCCTATGAATGATATTCCCATCAGGGGTTATAGAGGTGGCATCGGGCCAATATATGGAACTGCACTGTTTCTAGCAATGATCACCATCTGTAGCTCTAGGGCACCTTGCTCTACATCAGTGGTAGACAACATCAGTAGTGACATGTGTATTAAGAAGAGTGGATTATTAGAATGCAGAAGCACAAGTGTTTCAATTGTACCCTTGATATCTTATGATCAAACAAGTTGCATGCACTTTATGGGACCAAATGGAGATATAATAGGAGAACTACAAGTGACTCCCATTGAGCTGCACTTCAAGTGTAGCAAAGTCAGTGAGTTTTGGACAAGAGATGTCGAGTTTGTTAGTGACCACATAGTACACTGCCCCCATGCAGCAGACTGCACTGTAGAATGGTGTCCCACAGTTGATCGGACAACAGAGGTTCAAGGTTTCGCGAAAGTTGTAGGTCCCTTAGAGCAGTTCTGCAAGCTAGGTGAGGCATGCTGGGGAGAAGGTTGCTTTTACTGCAGCAATAGTTGCCATACAGTCAGGTACTACACTAGACCCAGGAGCTCGGATGTCTTTGAAGTGTTCTCTTGCTCAAAGTGGGAACCATCAGGCACTTTCCATGTGGAATGGATCACCTCTGGTGGCTCTGGGACCAGCACGATCTCTCTCTTTCATGGCCAAACTGTAGAGGTGATCTCTGGAGTATCAGTTACACTGGACTTCACAGTTCAGAACAAGTACCCTATACTGAGTAAGCACTTTATGACAAATGGGGATAAAACAGTGTTGATTGAGAATTCATCAAGAGGCCAGCCAATTCCAGGAACTGTGGGAGCACTTCAGTGTCCCAATAAGAAGAGTGCTTCCTCCTTGGAGGATTGTGTGATGGCACCCAACACTTGCATTTGTAGTCCCACTGGAGGTTCTGACTCCTGTGATTGCTCCCAGATAAATTTGTCTGGTCTGATGAGTGGACAACAGGTTTTGCCAACTCAAGTGGGGGAAGACTACCTGGAGATCACTAGGGATAGCGTTTCTCTTAAAACAGCAGCTTTTGGATCTGCTAAGATGAGCATTCGTTCAAATCAGCCAATGAAAGCAAGCACGGAGACTGCTCCTGACTGTGTAATCGAAATGGAGAAGTACACTGGCTGTCATTCATGCATCTCAGGAGCAAAGGCTAAGTACGTGTGCACGAGCTTGAGGCCTTCTGCAGTGGTTGTTCAGTGTGACACAGGGCTAAGCTTAATACTAAGTTGTGACGATAGCAGAACTAGTAAGGTCATTAGAGCATCATTTTCAACCCCCATTGTTTCTGGAATATGCAAGGCTCCCTGCTCCAAAAAATCTTTGCACATTTCTGGACTGCTGGAGAGTATGGGCTACATTGCTCTAAGTAATGCAAGTCACATACAGCTAAGCCCAGAGGAATCTCACCTAGGATGGGGAAATTGGCTGAAGGGTGTCTGGTTCTCCATGGGCTGGTTTAATGTGCTATGGATCTCTCTTGGCTTGATCCTAGTGATTTTTGTGTTGAGTCTTATGCACAAGATTTTGAAGGTGGGCTCTAAGGTAAAAATTTGGTGATTGGTTTGATTTCAATATTTTAGTTTAGTGTTTTATTTAGGTTTAGGTTAGTGGGAGGGCAATGCCCATGGTGTTGTCCTCTGACCTGGCCTACTACGACTGCTTGCTGGTATCCGAACATCAAAGTACATTGGTTTGATACCTAAATTTAAGAAACTTCTTGTACTTTTGGTGGGGACTTTGTGT